GCCTGCGTTCGACTGGGCGTTCGCGTACACGCTGCCTCCCGACTACATGCGCACCCTGTCGGTGGGCGAGGCAGGCTGCGAGGCCGAGTTCAAGATCGAGTCGGGCAAGCTGCTTTGCAACGAGAACCCGGTGCGCCTGCGGTACATCTGGCGCAACGAGAACCCCGGCACCTGGGACGACATGCTGGTCTGGGCCATGACGGTCTCGATGAAGGCGGCCATGGCCTACGGGGTGACGGCCTCGGCGAGCCTGGCCGAGGTGGTCGAAGGCGAGCTGCGCAACGTGCTCAAGCAGGCACGAGCGGTCGACGGGCAGGACGAAACGCCGGAGACGATGGGCGACTCGCCACTGCTGGCGGCCCGTCTCGGTGCCCGCGGCTGGAGGGCCTGACCCATGCCGCGCGTCAGCATTCAGCAGACCAACTTCACCGCCGGCGAGATCAGCCCGCGCCTGGTCGGCCGCACCGACATCGACCGGTACAACAACGCGGCCCGGCGCATGTTCAACGCCTACCCGGTCATCCACGGTGGCGCCAAGCGCCGCGAGGGCACGCGCTTCCTCGGCGTGGCCAAGCTCGCGGGCGCCCAGCCGGCGCGGCTCCTTCCGTTCGTCTACAGCCGAGACCTTGCGTTCATGCTCGAGCTCGGCGACTACTACCTCCGCGTGTGGCCGGCCGGCGGCGGCGCAGTGCTCGCCGAGCTGGTGACGCCCTACAGCGCGGCCATGCTGCCCGCCGTCGACTACGCGCAGGGCGCGGACACCATGTTCCTGGCGCACCCGGATGTGCCGATTCAGAGGCTGCGGCGGTTCGGCGCTGCGTCGTTCGACCTGTCAGAGGCGCCGTTCACGGTCACGCCGTTCGAAGAGCAGGGCCACACCTTCAACGCTGCGCTGACGCTCTCGGCTGCGAGTGTCGGGGCAGGCCGCACGGCGACGGCTCCGATCACGGCGTTCCGCCCGAGCGATGTGGGCCGCCAGCTGGTGTGCGGTGCTGGCCTCGCCGAGGTGGTGGGCTACGTCTCGGCCAACCAGGTGACGGTCGACATCAGCATCCCGTTTGCGGGCACCACGCTGGCGGCCAACACCTGGACCCTGGACGCGTCGCCCCAGGCCGTGCTGAAGCCTTCGGCGAAGGATCCGGTCGCGTCCACCATCGACCTGACCGGAGCGCTCACCAGGGCTGCGGACATCACGCTGTCGGCCAAGACCGGCAGCATCACGATCAACGCCTCGGCGGGCGTGTTCACGGGCGCCGACGTGGGCCTGAAGCTGTACGCCGACAACGGCGTCGCCTCGATCACCGGCTTCAACAGCGCCACGCAGCTGACGGCGGACGTGACCAGCGACTTCGCGTCGACCACCTACGCCCGCGGTGGCTATGGGCTCACCGACAGCGTGTGGCGAGCCGAGGACCTGGGCAAGTTCGTGCGCATCAACGGCGGGCTGTGCCGCATCAGCGAGATCATCTCGGTCAACGTGGTGAAGGCGACCATCGTGACCGCGCTGAGCGGCACCGTCGCGGCGCCTCCGCTGGCCTGGTCTCTGGAGTCTTCGGTCTGGTCTGCGGTCAACGGCTACCCGCGGACGGTGACGCTGCACGAGCAGCGCCTCGTCGCGGCCGGCTCTGCGCGCTACCCGCAGACGATCTGGGGCAGCCGCATCGGCGAGTACCTCGACTTCACGAAGGGCACAGCCGACGACGACAGCTACAGCTTCACGATCGCGGCCGACGAGGTGAACCCGATCAGCTACGTGGCAAGCCTGCGCAATCTCGTGGTGCACACCTACGGCGGCGAGTTCAGCCTGCAGGGCGGCGTCGAGAAGCCCATCACGCCGACGAACGTGCGCATCCGGCCGGAGTCCTCGCACGGCTCGGGCAACGTGCGGCCGGTGACGGTGGGCAAAGAGTCGGTGTTCGTGCAGCGGGCAGGGCGCAAGGTGAGGGCGCTGGGCTACCGGTACGACTTCGACGGCTACGCCTCGCCGGATCTCACGGTGCTGGCCGAGCACATCACCGAGGGCGGCGCTGGCGTGGTGGCCATGGCCTACCAGCAGGAGCCCGACCTTGTGCTCTGGTGCGTGCGCGGCGACGGCGCGCTGCTGAGCTGCACGCTCGACCGAGACCAGTCGGTGATCGCCTGGGCAGAGCACATCACGCGCGGCGCCTTCGAGTCCGTGGCCACGATCCCGTCCGGTGATCGCGATGAGACCTGGGTCATCGTGCGGCGCACGGTCAACGGCACCGTGACGCGGTATCTGGAGGCGCTGGACGAAACGTTCGAGCCGGCCCTGGCCACCGCGGTGCCGCCTGCGCCGAGCCCGGCGCCTGTGCCTTCGCCAGCACCTGAGCCCCCGGCGCCGCCTCCGCCGAGTCCGCCGCCGCCGCCGCCTTCGCCAAACCCGACAACTTGGTCAACCGCAAGCACCGCCCCCGGCACGCTGGCTTCTAACGTTTGGACGCCGGGTCGTGACGCGTCGGGCTTCGTCACCCAGGCCAGCGTCAATACGCTCCCGGTGGACACCTGGGTGCAGGTGGCGGGCTTGTCCATGCAGGCGCTGCGCGATCTGATCGAGTCCACCGGCTTCCTGTTCGCCTCGCACGACTGGAGCAACGGCAAAAACGTCCGAAGCATCTTCAATGCTTGGGTAGGCTGCGTGGACGATGGGCGGCGCGTCTGGTACCCGCGTGGCGGGGGTCACGAGGACAGCAGCCTCAATGCCGTGGTGGCGCTGGACCTGCTCAAGATGGGCTGGGAGTTGCCGCAGCCGCCGAGCAGGCCCGATGCGCCGGGGTTCGAGTGGGCGGCGAGCTACGACATCCCGCCAAACGCCACCTTCACGAACTACAACCTGTCGGGCTCGTTCACGCAATGGGACGACGCCGATGGCCTGTACCGGGACCGTCTGCCCGATGACCGGCCCACCAGCGCGCACACCTACCACGGCGTTTGGTACGACTCCACGCGCCAGCAGATCGGTACGGGCCGCATCAGCAAGTGGACTTACGACATTGCCGGCAACACCTGGGCTCGCCAGCGGTGGACGTTCAACGGCGCCACCCCTGAGACCTTCACGATCAACCAGGAGCTGCACTACCACGCCGGGCGCGATGCCCTGTACGGCTACCCGGCGCGCGGGGACTTCGACGCCGGCAACTTCGGCAAGGTGGTATTCCCCGGGTCCAACTTCGTCAGCCTCGCCGGCCCGCCCAACTTCGCAATGGGCAACGGTGGACGCGGCACGACGGTCCGCCTGGACGCAGACCGCGTGCTGTGGCTGTGGATGAACAGCGGCGAACGCTGGGGCATCTACAACATGGCGACCGAGGCATGGGAAGCAGGCAGCGGTGGGCTCATCGCCAACGGCCAGACCTATGACTTCGCCAACGAGATGCAGATTGCCCTCTACATCCCGACTTGGGGGGCACAAGGCCAGGTCATCCGGCGCGGCACGGCCAGCCCCATCAACGGCAACTGGTGGCTGTTCGACATCGCCACCAAGACCAATCAGAGCTACGCGCCGGCTGGCGCGACCATCCCCGTCACCTCGTGGCCGGGCAACAAGTGGCGCTCCATCCCCGGCCTGGGCATCGCCATCGGCATGGACGACAACAACGCCACCGCCCTGAGCACGCCCGCCATTTACGTCATGAGGTTCGCGTAATGCCGTCCACAACCATCACCGACTTCGCGGGCCTGCAGGCATGGATCAGCGCGCGTAACGCGCAGACCACGTGGACCGAGGACGAGATCGCCCTGATCGACTCGGCGGCGATTCAGGTCACCTCGTCTGTGACGCTCAACCCAGGCGGCTCTGGCTTCCGCGCCATCATCAGGCCCGCAGCTGGCCGCGAGATCACCGGCAGGCTTTGGCCGATCTACGGCACGCGGGCGACGATCTACTCGCGCGACTTCGCCGGCCTGACGTTGCAAACCGCTCGCGCTGTGGTTGATGGGGTGCAGTTGTCGCGCAGCAACGCAGACGGCGGCGCCTTCATTCTCAGCGGTGGGGGCCGCATTGAGCGGAGCATCTTGGATCAAGGGGCGTCCAACAACACGCTCGTCATTGACTCGGGCGGAGGCGGCAACAAGGTCATCGCCTCGCTTCTGGTCGGCAAGGCCGGGGGCGGCTTCCTCGCTGATGGCAACTCAGGTCTGATGTTGGAACGGTCCACGCTGGTTGCCAACGGTGCGACCAGCGCGGTGCGGTCCAACTTCGGCGCGCTGGGGTCTGCCGGGTCGGCGTACTACGGGTTCACGACCGACTTCACGGGCGGTTCGCTGGGCGGCACCCACAACGCCACCAGCAACGGGAGCTTCTCGGGCACCGGCTTTGGCACCAGCGGGCAGACCGGCCTGGTGGCTGGCGATTTCGTTAACGTATCCAGCGGCACGGAAGACTTCGCCCGCTCGTCTGGCAGCACGCGCCTGGGGAACACCGGCGTCGTGATCAGCGGCGTCACGGCGGACATCTTCGGCACGTCGCTGCCTCAGGGTGCGGCGAACGACATCGGTGCCTTCGAGCTCCCGCAGGCCGGCGACACCACCCCGCCCACCATCACCAGCACGGGCACTGGCGCAGCGAACGGCCCGTTCACCGCCGCCGTGGCCGAGAACAGCACGGCCAGTCTCATCACCTTCACCAGCGACGAGGCCCTGGCCAGCGCCGTGCTCGGTGGCGCAGCTGCTGCCAACTACGTGCTGAGCGGCACCGGCCTGACCCGCACGCTGGCACGCAACAGCGGGTTCGACTTCGAGGCCTGGCAGGCGGGAGGCTCCACGCCCGATGTGGTGACGGTGGCCTTCACCGACACCGCCACGCCGGGCAACACCCGCACGGTCACGGTCAACATCAGCCCCACCAACGTGGCCGAGCCGCCGCTGGCGCCCACGATCGGCACGGCCACCGCCGGCAACGCCAGCGCGCAGGTGGCTTTCACGCCGCCGAACAACGCCGGCCGGCCGACGATCACCAGCTACACCGCCACGGCCAGCCCCGGCGGCCTGACCGGCACCGGCTCGGCCAGCCCGATCACGGTGTCCGGCCTCACCAACGACCAGGCCTACACCTTCACGGTCACGGCCACCAACAGCGAGGGCACCGGCCCGGCCAGCGCCGCGTCCAACTCGGTGACGCCCAGCGCGGCGGCGCCACCGCCTCCGCCTCCTC